TGATTCCTCTCCACTTTCAATTTTGAGCTTATTATTTGATATTTTACAATCTAAATAATATGAAGACTTGTCTTTAGGAAATACATCATAGATATAAATCTTATTATCTTCAATCTTGTATTTGAAAGTTTGGAAAGAAATAGGGTCTGCATTGCTATAAATACCAAAAGAGCCTTTATCATCGTCTCCGAAATTTAAAAACTTGTGCGAACCTTTAATGCCTGTCGACCAATTACCCACTATATTATTTTCGTTAAGTTCAATCCAATTATCATCGTCTTTACTACAGCTAGTTAAGACAAGAATAGCAAAAAGTGTGAATAAAATGTTTTTCATAATAGTTGTTGTTTTATAAATTGTTTTGTTTATTATATTCTTCTAGTTTACTTTTCCATTCATTCAATACAGTTGTTTTTATGTTAAACCATTTATTTTCATCTAATAAATATTCTGCAAGATATTCAGCAGAAGTTTCACTGTCCATAACAGGATTATATTGTTTAAGCTGCCACCATGTCAGTTTGGTATAACCGGATGCTGGCGGCGTAGTTGTATTCTCCTGAAGTGAAACGCGATTTTTCAAAATGCGGTTTTTATTCCATTGTTCAACTAATCCTTTTTCGACTTTAAATTTATATTGGCCCTTCAGTATAGCATCGTTGTATTTCAAAGCTATTTTAGTATCCATATATGGAAAGTAAATTCGAATATCAGCGGCGGAAAGTTCTTGAGTAGAGGAATTGTTATTTGAGTCTGACAAATTACTACCTTTCAATAGCATTATCAGCCCTATTATAACTATTCCTATTATTATGAAGAACCACATTTACTTATTCATTAATACATTAATTAATCGTTCCTTTTCCTCGAGAAGCTTATCCTTGCCTTCGATAACAGCTTTTAAATGCTTTATTTCTATCATAGCATCCTCAAGTCTATCTTGACATTCATTAGTTGATATATTACCATTATTATCTCTTCCAACCAGAATGTTTTTTGTTCCATTTTGCATTACACCAGTTGTAATATCTTCAAAAAAAGCTGTAGGTGAAATATTTAGAACAGATGAAATTTGTATAAGTAGTTCTGTATCAATATTCTCTTTTTCAAATATTGAATAAGTATATGGTCTGCTTTTGTTTATCAACTTGGCAAAGTCTGTTACACTTATATTTCTTTTAGAGACTTCTTCTTTAATTTTGTTACCTATATGCATACGATTATTATTAAATTATCTTAATTGATTACATAATTTGTCTTGTTTTAGATTACAGTGTAATGTTTTTGATTACATTTGCACTATAAAGTTAACGCAAAACATTGATAACGCCAAAATAAAAGGGCAGCAAAGTTAACAAAATAGATTATTTACTCTAAATCAAATAAGGAAATGAAGACAATTTTAGAAGTTTCACTACAAGAAGCAAGTAAAGCACAGGTTGCCATTAATGACAGTCTGCTACAGACAGAGCTGACCCAAACCAGCACTAACATCTGGGAACTCCCAACTTATGACATGAACGATAGATACGAGTGCGACGGTGACGAAGAACTGAAAGATGAAATTCGTGAACTCTTTACAGTTTGCGGTATTTCGGAAGATGAATATTCATTTAGTGATATAAAAACGGAGGAATAAGCTATGAAACGTAAAATCTACACCGTAAGCAGAGAGAGAGCTATCCAAATCGCTGCTAACTATAATTGTGTAAATATTGAGATTGCCAGGAACTATACCAATAGCGAACTCAAGGAAGTTCTCCGGATGCTAAAACTTAAAGCTGATTTTTAACCCTAAAAAACAAGATCGTAATGAAGAATCTAAATGAAGTAATGCGCATCCTAGGCGGAAGCAAACGTTTCGATTTCGAATGTAATGAAAATGGCTATTCCTGTATTCTAGTAGTTTCAAGCTACCACTCCGGTGAAGAAGTAAGGCTCGATCTTTCTAAACTTGATAACGAAATGCTTGAAGCCTTACAAGTAGAAGATAACGATAATGAAGAAATGGAAGGGTAAGCTATGAAAGTAAGAATAAAGAATGTAACCGGCTCGACTGGTAATGAGTGGCTTCTGTGGGAGCTTAAAAAGGAAGCAGGAGTAAAGGAAGGTGATATAGTTGAGGGTAAATACAATCCAAACAACAAAGCAGTAGACTTTACTAAAGGTACAGCAGAATGTGTCGCTTGGCTCGGAGAAACTTGCGAAGAAGTCAAAGACTAAAATCATAAAGCATGCTGGCTTAGTTTTCGATGCAAACCCTTTGAGAATGTGCCTTTCGGTAACGGAGAATCTGAAAGAGGTTATGAGGTAGAATGAACATTTAATCATCCGCATAACAGCGATACGTTATCCTTGGCGGGCTTGGCCGCCTTCCAGGGAACTAATTACTATAATAAAATAATGTATATGGAAAATCAACTAGAAACAATCAAAGCAAATCTGCCTTACGGATACGAAAAGCAGATAGCGAAAGAAGTCGGATGTTCACAGGGTACAGTGCACAATATCCTTAATAATAAGCCTGCTTCTGCTCGATCAACCTACAAAGCAAAAGTATTGAATGTCGCTGTAAGAATGGCTAATGAAGCCCTCGAAGCTACAAAAGGAGTTTCCAGAGCAGCGGCCGAATTAGAGATTTTGCATCATGGATCTGCAAGCTGATTCTACTTTAACCAAGCGGGAGAATCAAATAGCGGGATTGGCTGCCTGTGGACTGGCAAAGAAGGAAATTGCCGACAGGCTAGGTACTGCCTACGGAACGGTAAATGTCCAGTTGGATAAAGCCTATAAAAAGACAGGAACCAGCAAATTAAACGAACTTGGTACTTGGTGGATAAATAGAGTGTTCACTCTAAATATTGACTTCAAGCAATTGCAGAAATCATTAATCGCTCTTTCATTTCTTGGAATTATTGCCTTTCAGATTGCATTTGATTGCAACAATGATATTAACCGGAGCAGAAGGGCAAGAATAAGAAGAAATAGGATTGAAGAAGTATATGAACTCTAAAATCAATAATAATCAGGCAGCATAGCATAGAGGTGCAAATGTGTTTCAGTAATTAAAATCAGCTCAACACCATTCAAAAGTAACAAGAAACAGCCTATTATAGAGATTATGGAAAATTGCTTCGAAATGATGGTAGCCCGATGTATTAAAATTGGGACTGTTCAAACGCTAACGATGCTGGGCCTACTCCCCGAAGTAGTAACAATATCACAGGCGGAAGATATTTACGGAAAACGCCTTATAACTGAATGGCGCGAAAAAGCTTGGATTAAATTCTATCCGGCAAATAATAAGGAAAGAGGAAAATATTATGTGAAACGTTCGGAGTTGGAAACAGCTAGTGCAATGATGGATTTACATAATAAGGTTCCGGATAACATCATCAAACAATTAATGCAAATAGCTGTATGACACAAGTCAAACAAACATCTTCATTATTAAAGGAATTACAGGATAAGATAGGAAAGCAGTTAGATGAAAGAGAAAGTGCAATTAAAAATTACACTCCTTCTCTCGTCGAATGTAGTTCAAAAAAAGATATTAGAAAAGAACCTACGGCTGAAGATATACTCCTAATGGAAGAGTATAGGCGTGGAGTATATCAAGGAGATTAAATCATTAATATTTAAATAATTATGAGTAATAGTATTCAAATCAAAGTGGAGGAGCTTAACGCACTTCCAGCAACGAAAATTGTCGAAAATGAGAAAGTTGAACAGAAGTTTGTCGGCATGTATAACGCTATTTGGGGCACAGAAATGGGTGAACAGATTTATAACCGTGAGAAGTTTCATTTCAATAAATTATTGACTGAAACGCCAGCTTTACAGGAATGTACAAAACTGTCCCTCTTTGGTTGTTTTCTTGATATGGCGGTGAATGGTCTTTCACTTGACCAATCAGGCAGGCCACAGTGTTATTTAATTCCCCGTAACGTTAAGGTAAAGACTCCTAGCGGTGATATGTTGGAAAAGCGAGCAGGACTTACTGTTTCTGCCTACGGTGAAGTATATATGCGCCAACGTGCCGGACAGGTCCGCTATGTAGATAACCCTGTAGTAGTATTTGAAGGCGACAAATTTCGCCCTATTATCGGAGTAAATGGTGCTAAATCTATAGAGTACGAAGGAGCTTTCCCAAGAAAATCAGATAAGCCGGTTGCCGTATTTATCCGCATTGTACGCAATGATGGGTCAGTTGATTATTCCTGGATGATGGAATCTGATTGGAAGCGTTTATCAACCTTTTCTGCGAAGCAAAACAAGGGAACTGCAAACTCCCTGTATACCTCTAACGGTGGATTTATTGATACCGGATTCCTTGAAAACAAAATGATTAAACATGCTTTCGATGCATACCCAAAAGTACGAACGGGCAATTATACATCTATGGAGACACAACAGGAGGAACCTGTTATTGATTACGGGCTTGTAGATGAAGAAAAGGTAAATGAGCCTATTCAATCCGCACCCTCTGCAGATGATACCAAAATTCCTTTCGGAGAGGAAAAGCAACTAGAAGCCCCGGAACCTGTGCAAGTAACAGTATCCGAGGATGATGAAAACGGAGGCTTCTAAGTATTTATTAACCAATTTAAGAAAATAATTATGGCAACAGAATTAATCAAAATAGACGAAGTAAAGAGCATTCTTTCATCTTTTCCTGATACCATTGGTAAGAATTCCAATTCAGTCAAGAAATGCAATGAAGCGGGGCAGGCTCTTCTTGATACAATCGAAGGAGAAGGCATGAATGAAACAATAGATCAGGCAGCAGCTGACTATCTGAAAAAAGTAAATGTCACTCTAAAGAATATGGATGAACGACGTAAACCTATTACGCAGATATTTGATAAAGTGCGTTCTTTCTTTACTTCACAAGAAAAAGAGATTGATCCTAAGGATTCTACTACAATCCCCGGCAAGCTTGTAGTAAAACGCAATGAGTATGCTAAGTATAAGTATGAAGAAGAGCAGAGGAGAAAGAAGGAAGCAGAGCAGAGAGCTAGAATTGAGACAGAGAAAGCAAGCTATCAACAGACAATAGAGAATAGCCTTCTTTCTTATTTCAGCCAGTATCTTTCAAGTAAAGTCTCTGAATTACAGGCTATCTTCTCTAATTTGACACATGAGAACTTCGATCGCGAAGTTATAGGAATTACAGTCTTTCAAACCGATTATCCTAAATCTCATTTTGATAAATTTAGTGCGGATTCAGCGACTTACTATATCAGTCAAGAAACAAAAAAGGAGATTCGTCGAAATATTCTACAGGGTAGATATGAGCAATTGGCCCAGCAATATAAGGCTAAAATCTTAAACGTTAAGCAAGACCTTATTGACCGTATTCCTTCTAAACGCAATGAGTTGGCAGAACTGGAACAGCTTCGTTTGGCAAATGCGGAAGCGGCAGTAAAAGCGGAAGAATTACGCAAGCAGCGTGAAATTGAAGCAACTTCTAAAAGAATGGAAGAGATAAAGAGAGAGGAAGAAGTAGCAAAACAAGAGGCTGCATTAAAGGCTCAACAAAGTTCCATCGGTAGTCTTTTTGCTGGTGCTGCTGCATCTGTTGCATCTCCGCCAACAAACGCTAAGGTGAAAGAAAAGATTGTTGTACTTCATCAACAAGGTTACTTGGAAATATTTCAGATGTGGTGGATAGGTGAAGGGCAGGCTCTTCCTATTGAAGAACTGGAGAAGATCTTTAAAAAGATGACTGTATACTGTGAGAAGAAAGCAAACAGTAAAGACCAGGCACATATTGAATCACAATTCATCCGTTACGAAGCAGATGTAAAAGCTAAATAATTATGTCAAATCCTGATTCATATTACTCACGTACAGAGGTCAGCAATTCAGATCTGACAGAACTCAAAAACTATCTTTATCCCCGTGCTCAATACGGGGATAAAGAGAAAGCTTTCAAATTCGGTACGCTTGTAGATGCTCTTATCACAGAGAATGACCGTGTTCGGTATGACAAGCTGATGGTAGATGATTATGTATATACACAAGAAGAGTTTGAATTAGGCATTGAGATGCGTAGAGCTCTCCGAAAGGAAGCGGAGAAAGACCAGTTTTTAGCTGTTGTATTGGCACAGTCTGACACACAAAGGTTTATGGTTAATAGGCAGCAGGAGTTCTATTACGGGAACTTTGCTTATCACCTTGATACGCGGTGTAAGTGGGACTGGTGGCTATCTGCTTTCAACTTTGGAGGTGATTTAAAAACGACTTTTGCGGAATCCCAAGCGCAGTTCGATGAAGCTATTGATTTTTTCGATTGGGATCGTTCCCGTGCCTGGTATATGGATATTGCAGGAAGTGAACAGGATTTCATTTATGCAATCTCAAAAAAGAATTGCAAAATATTCAAGCATTTTATCACCGATCGTAGCCATCCTTCATATATCAGAGGAAAAGAGAAATACGAGGACCTTGCTTTCAAATGGTGGCAATTGATGGTCTGATTATATTTTATCATAAAAATAATATGAATTTACTTATTACATCAAAAGAACAGATATTGGCTGAATTAACCAATATAGATTCATTTCTCAATATTACTATGAGTGAAGATGCGGCAGAAGCTGTACAACGTGGCAATGACTTAGCTGTATATGTTGCCCGCTCCGGCAAACTGCTTGCAGACTCGAAATACTGGCTTAATGAGACAATGAAGTCCGAGGTTATGCAAACGCTCGTTGATACAGCTAAAAATGCGAAAGCGACAGCAACAGCGATAAATGCCCTAATCAGTTCTTTATGTCGGGAGGAACGATACCTCGTTGATTGGTGCGAACGTTGTAACCGGACGGCAACACATCAATTATCATGGTGCGTAACTGTGATAAGTAAAGCAAAAGAGGAAATGAAAATGGCCAGTATGTATAACAATAAAAAGTAATCATTATGAGAACCCTGAAAAAAATCACAATCGGACTGGCCGTTATCGGCCTGTTTACAGCATTATCTTTCTCTCAAAGAGAAGATGCAACATCAAGAGAAATAACTACGGCTGCCGTCATGGGAGTTGTATCAACGTTTAGTATTATCACTTTATCAACTAAAGAAGATTATGGAACAAGTAAAAAATGAGATCAAAAAGGCAGTCGTTAAGAAAGATCGGCTGAATGTAGTGTACAATGAGCGTTTTTCTGAATCAAACTACACAAATGTAATAAACAAGAGCTGTGATCAGATTATTCACAGTGATTTAAGAGAAGCGTTTAGCCGTCTTAAATTGCATCTTGTCGTATTGTGTGAGCAGCCGGAAGCATCTAAAATCGATAAGGATAGTTTTACTTCTCCTGGCTATGTAGAAACCTTAGAAAACTATATTATTACAGGTTATGCGAATGACAGTGTCGATGGGGTTTCCGGAATAACTATCATGGGATCCAAACTTCTTCAGTCCGGCAAAGTCGTTGACTTGAAAATCTTCGTTCCTCTCCTTGACGCAGATTACCCTTACTATGAAGAATTGAGTATTGATGCTGCTGCATGTGATGCTGAAGTAGAAAGTTACCTGTTTGAAGAGAAATGGGGAATCAGACAAGAACGTCTCGATTTCGAAACCGATGAACCGGAAGAAGCTATCGTAATGGAAGAAGAAAAGCCGAAGAAGAGAGGGCGAAAAAAACAGATAGATGCTCCTGCACCTCTTGACGCGACCGCATAACTTACAATCACTATAGGGGGGGAGATTATCCCCCTATAAAATACTCTAAATCATGAATATTGAATTAAAAGGAGATAACTTTGAATTATCATTCAAGTATAGAACTTCCATTGTAGATAGGGTCCGACAAATTCCAGGAAGACGTTTTGACGGTGCTAAAAAAGTTTGGATAGTTCCAACTCGGAGTAGGGTTGACCTTGAAAGAATGATTTATCAAATACGACAGTTTGAGAATATAAATTGGATAAACGGTACAGAAAAAAAGGAAGAAGATATTGCTTATGATATTCCGGAATTGCCGGATTTAACCGTTCCGCACAATTTGAAAATCCAGCCTTATCCTTATCAGCTTAAAGGCATTGCTCGAGGACTAGAACTAAAACGGTTTATGAATTGTGATGAACCGGGACTCGGTAAGACATTGCAGAGTATAGCAACAATTAACCTCGCAGACGCTTTTCCTTGTCTTGTTGTATGCCCTTCATCATTAAAAATCAACTGGCAACGTGAATGGGAAAAATTTACGGATAAAAAGGCGATGATCCTAACTGATAAGGTACGTGATACATGGACTTTTTTCTTTCAGACAGGAATGCATCAGGTATTTATTGTTAACTATGAATCATTAAAGAAGTACTTTGTACAACGTATAAAGAAAGCTGAAGGTTGGACGCTGCGAGATGTGGAATTTAGAAACTCAATCAATTTATTCAAGTCTGTTATCATTGATGAAAGCCATCGTTGCAAATCTGCATCAACCCAGCAGGCTAAGTTTTGCAAAGGTATTTGTACCGGCAAAGAATGGGTTATTGAATTGACGGGAACACCAGTGGTAAACCGGCCTAAAGATTTGATTCCGCAGTTGGCTATTTTAGACCGAATGAACGATTTCGGTGGATATAAACCATTTGTTGATAGATACTGTTCCGGACAGAGAGAAGCATCAAATTTGAGAGAATTGAATTTTAACCTATGGAAGTACTGTATGTTTCGTCGTGAAAAGTCACTTGTCCTCACAGATCTTCCCGATAAAATACGGCAGGTGAATACTTGCGAAATTACAAACCGCAAAGAGTATATGGATGCAGAACGCGACCTTATTATGTATCTCCAGAAATACAAGGACGCTGACGACGATAAGATAGCTAAGGCAATGCGCGGCGAAGTGATGGTACGTATCAATATTCTACGGCAGATCTCCGCTCGCGGCAAAGTGCGTGATGTTATTGAATTTGTGAAAGACTTCCGGGAGAATGGGAAGAAGATAATTCTCTTTTGTTCTCTTCATGAAGTAGTAGACCAGCTGAAACATTACTTTCCTACCGCCGTATCGGTTACTGGCAGAGATTCACAGGACGAGAAGCAAAGAGCCGTAGACGCCTTTCAGAACAATCCTAAAGCGGATATTATCATTTGCTCCATAAAGGCTGCCGGGGTCGGTTTAACGCTTACTGCGTCGAGCAATGTCGCCTTTGTTGAGTTTCCTTGGACGTATGCTGACTGCTGTCAATGTGAGGATCGGGCACACCGTATCGGGCAAAAGGATTCTGTTACCTGCTACTATTTCCTTGGCCGTCGAACAATAGATGAAAAAGTTTATCGGATCATTCAGGAGAAGAAGAATATAGCTAATGCTGTAACTGGTTCTACCGAGGATATTGAAGAAAATATTGTCGATATGGTTGCACGTATCTTTGATATAGATTACGACGAAGAAGATATAAATCGAATAGAGTGTAAGATATGAAAGAAGTAGAACTATATAATGACCATTTTCAAAATTACAAAGTGTATGGAATCCCCAAAGCGCAGCTAATCATAGCTGATGTTCCCTACAATCTAGGAAATAATGCCTATGCCTCTAACCCTTCATGGTATATCGACGGAGATAATTCTAATGGAGAAAGCGATAAGGCAGGCAAACAATTCTTTGATACCGATAAAGACTTTCGACCTGCCGAGTTCATGCACTTTTGTTCCCAAATGCTTGTAAAGGAACCCAAGGAAAAAGGCAAAGCACCTTGCATGATAATCTTTTGTGAGTTTGAAGATCAATTCCGGTACATTGAACTAGGTAAAAGGTATGGTCTGAATAAATACATTAATCTTGTATTCAGAAAAGATTTTTCCGCACAAGTATTGAAAGCCAATATGAAGATAGTCGGTAACTGTGAATATGGATTATTGCTTTATCGTGATAAGCTTCCAAAGTTTAACAACGATGGGCGGATGATATTCAATTGCTTCGATTGGGTACGGGATAATGAAACGACTAAAGTTCATAATACCCAAAAGCCGGTTCCACTTCTTCGCAGGCTAATAGAAATCTTTACCGATAAAGGCGATGTTGTAATTGATCCATGTGCCGGCAGTGGTTCCACCTTATTAGCTGCCGCCCAGTTAGGACGCAGAGCATACGGATTTGAGATTAAAAAAAAGTTCTTTGCTGATGCGAATAAATTTGTATTGTCGCAAGTGCAACAAGTACTATTTTAATAATTCAAACCTTGCAAGTTCTTGAAGAATTATCAAGGACTTGCGTAAAACAAATACAGTAATGAATATAAAGAGATTGATAAACGAAGTCGGAAGCTCGTACATCTCATATAGGCAATATTGCGATAAAGTAGCGATAGAAGCTCAAAAGTATATAGATTGGGACAACGATATAGGTTGTGAATACTTCCCTTCTGATGGCGTTTGTCTTACAACGACAGATGCATATGTTTGTCCGGCTACTGCTTTCTTTGGAGTAATCAAAGAGAAGGGAAAGATTTCTCAATCGGAGTTTAAAAGTATTTGTGTATAACTAATAACGAAAATAGAAAGGAACATTATGGAAAATGAAGAATATCTCTGTATTAATTGTGCTAAAAAGATAGAATGTTATGGACCTGACATCAAATTAGAAGAACCTGATTTATGTATTCCTATAAGCTGTATAGATTATCAAGATATAGAAGAAAAATTTAATTCATAACTAAATAAGAAAGGAGCTAATATGCGTGAAGATATAATGTACATGATAACCTACCCAGATGGTACACTTGTGATGAATACTCAAAAATATTACCGAAGAGATTGCGTTAGGTACTGGCTGGACGGAATTAATTTGACATGGAAACAGGTGTATAAGAAAGGCTTTCGCTGTAAAAAAGTGAAAGTGACATTTGAAATAATTGATTAATAACAAATCAGAAATGAATAAGAATATAGTCGTAAAGAAGGAAAAGCCTTTTTGTCAATTAAAGAAGCTTCCTGGGGTAAAGAAGTACAAGGTTGATGCATATTGGATTAACGATACTAGTGATATAGAACCGACACTAGAATTGGGGTATGCGTGTACTTCTTCCGGAAATAACGGAGCCATAAACGTTTGGAAGGATGATACAGGAATGATTCGTGGTGAATTAATGCGACACTTAATAGTTGTTGAAAAAAGAACGTTTGTCAGCTATGCAGAAGTGGAAAAATGCGTTAGTGATTGGCTTGAAAGAATTAACTAATAACTGAAAAAATGAAAACTTATGTAATCACACTCTCACAGTTTTTCCCGGTAGGACATAGTCAATCAGGGAATGAGACGAATTTCAAATATGAGTTTCTTTTGGGGCAATGCTGCCCTGATTGTGAAGTGGAACAGGATTTATCGGGGGAAGAAATTTCCCGATGCAACAGTTGTATAAGAGCCTGTTTACGTCCGAAACTTCACACCATACGAGCCAATTACCCAATGTGGGAGAAGCGTATTAAAGAGGTTCAAGCCGGGCTAGCTGTTCTTTCCGTCCGGCAGTGGATTGGAAAGCCTTACCGCAGCCCACAGATTGAAGTTGTAAAGCTGACATCGGAGAATGGCATAGGGATACAGAAATTAGCGTTTTGCGGAGCGTTGTCACATTTCAAAATTGAAAATGGTATAAACATACCACTAACAGAGGAACTTGCCAATAATGACGGACTATCGCCTGAAAATTGGATTGAATGGTTTAATGGCTATGATCTGAATCAACCTATGGCAATTATTCATTTTACAAAATTCAGATATTGATAACAAAGGAAAAGATATGAATAAGATAGCATTGGAGATTACTTCCGAAGGATGGGAGATTACTGTAATTATTGACGGTAAAGAGTATAAAGAGAAGTATGTTGCAACTGCAACTGGAGCAAAAAGTATTGAAGGCGATTTTGAAAGCGAAGATGATATACCGGAAGAAGTATATGATGCTTTAAATTCCACTTTCCCGTTTGAGTGTATGCAGGCATTATATTCTATTGAGGATTAACTATTACCAAAAAATAATGTATAATTGAATGAAACGTCCACAGAGTAATGGGTTATTTGAAATTACAGGAAGTCAAGAGAAAGAACGAGGTTTCTGCTGCATGAAGCTGATAACTTTTCTTTCCGCTAATAATGTAACAGACTGGGATGAATGGCATGGAGCGCATCTTTCTGCAATGTCAGGGAGATGCCCCTACGCTTCGCAGTGCCCGATTCATGAGAGAACGATAGCAGTAGTAGGTAGAAGACCAATACAATTTAGCTTATTTTGAATAATGTCTAAAGAAAAGTGTATTTTGTGTGGAAAAGAAACGGTATCGGTTATTAAGATCGGTACCGGCTTCATGTGTTATAATTGCTATGCAGATCAGCGTAATCCTCCGCGTTCTAAAGAAGTACATAATAACGAGGAAGCTCGCATACAAACAGAGTTCTTCAAACTTATTCCTCTATACTTTCCAAATATACCTGATAAACTCATATTCGCGGTCCCAAACGGTGGAAGCCGTCATATACGAGAAGCTGCTAATCTCAAACGGCAAGGAGTAAAGCCTGGAATTTCTGATGTGATCGTATTAATTCCCAAAAAGGGTTTTGCTTCTCTCTGCATAGAGTTTAAAACGAGGGTAGGGAAACAGTCAGAAGAACAGAAAGAGTTTCAAAAACAAGCGGAATCATGCCGTAATAAGTATGTGGTAGTCCGAAGTGCATCACAGGCAATCGAAGAATTACGAAAATATTTTTCTTAATAGAATTGAAATTTGTAATACTGAAATTCCAC